AAAACCACAAGCTCTACGACAAGCAAAGAAACGTCGTGGACAGTTAATAAAGTGTCTACTCAACCGTCCCAAGGGGCGGTTTCGTTGTTATAATAGGTATATCAGATAAAGAAACAATGAAACACGAAATCAAATCAACACTTGCTAAACTACTTGCTACAGAAGATCTTATAGTTGAGCATAAGAATGTAGAGACAGCACAGTTTGACGTTCATAGTCGTGTATTAACACTTCCTAACTGGGAGAAAGCAAGTGAAGGTATATTTGATATGCTTGTTTGTCATGAGGTTGGACATGCTCTTTACACACCAGATAGAGATTGGACTGAGGGTAGAATTCTATCACAATCTTTTATTAACATTGTAGAAGATGCAAGAATTGAAAAACTAATGAAGCGTAGATATGAAGGTGTATCAAAAACATTTTTCAATGCATATCATGAGTTAACAGATATTGATTTCTTCCAAATCAAAGATAAGGAAATGGAAGAACTAAACCTTGCAGATCGTATCAATCTACATTACAAGATTGGTAACTTTGTTGATATTGATTTTATTCCAGAAGAGCAATACTTTATCGATAAGATTGATAAGATAGAAACATTTGATGAAGCACTCGATGTTGCTGAAGAGTTGTATGCATACTGTAAGCAGAAAAAGGCAGAAGAGAAGGAAGAAATGGATAATATGAAGATGGAAATGGAATTTGGAGAAGGTACAGGTATGGATGATATTCAATCTAATAGAGGTCAAGATACAGATACTACTGATGAGTTTGAAGAGAGAGAAGGAGAGGAAGATATGGATGGTCAACCACTACAAAATAATGATGTTGTCATTGAAGACTTTGAAGATTTGATGAATAATATGGCAGAAGAGGAGTGGAATGAAGAACCTGAGTCAGAAACTATGGAAGCATTGAATGATGCACTTAAAAGTCTAACAAATACAAAAGGAAGAAATAGTGAGTATATTGATTTTCCAGAATTGATATTAGAAAACATTATTATTGATAATAAAGAAGTACATGATACTTTCGATGAAAATTGGAAACATAACTATGTTAACATGATTGCTTATAAGAAAAAATATCCAGAGATGTATCAAAATCATGATGAAGATATTTTTGGAGATATTGACAAAAAATACTATAAGTTCAAGAAGGATGCACAAAAAGAGGTAGGATATCTTGTCAAAGAGTTTGAGTGTAAGAAGTCCGCAGGTGCATATGCTCGTTCCTCAACTAGTCGTACTGGTGTATTAGATACAAAATCTCTTCACACATACAAGTTTAATGAAGATTTATTCAAAAAAATTACTGTTGTTCCTGATGGTAAAAATCATGGATTAGTATTCATACTTGATTGGTCTGGTTCAATGAATAACGTGTTGATGGATACATTGAAACAACTTTATAATCTTATTTGGTTCTGTCGCAAAGTTCAAATACCGTATGAAGTATATGCGTTTACTATCGATCATCCAAATCTTGATAAACCAAGAGTAGTTGAGGTAAAGGATAGAGAGATAAACATACCTGATCATTTTCATCTTTTAAACTTCTTCACTCATAAAACTAAATCAAAAGATTTAGACAATCAAATGTTAAACGTATTCAGATGTGCTGCTATTTTTGATTGGAATACAAGCACACCTTTTTTAGAAGCACCTCTAGGTTATAGATTATCAGGAACTCCATTGAATGAAACTATGGTTGCATTGAGACAAATATTACCTCAGTTCAAAAAGGATAATAATGTAGAGAAGGTTCAATGTGTTGTTCTAACTGATGGAGAAGGTCAACCAATGAGATATAACAAAGAAGTTAAAAGAGATTGGGAAGATCGACCATACATGGGAACTCAATACTTTGGTGAGGGATGTTTTATTCGTGATAGAAAACTTGGAACAACTTATCATTGTGAAGGTCACTACTATGATGATCGTGGTCAAACTGACAGACTTCTTAGAAATCTTAGAGATTACTTACCTAATATGAATTTTATAGGTATTCGTATCATGTCATCTCGTGAAGGTTCATCGTTTGCTCATAGGTATCTTGGATATGGTAATGAAGCATATGAGAAAGTAATGATAAGATGGAGAAAGGAAAAATCATTCGCACTTAAAGATGCAGGTTATCATACTTACTTTGGTATGTCATCACAATCACTTGGAAATGATGCTGAGTTTGAAGTACAAGATGATGCTACAAAAGCACAAATTAAGAAAGCATTCTTCAAAAGTCTTAAGAATAAGAAGATGAATAAGAAAATACTTGGTGAATTTATCGAATTGGTAGCATGATAAATACTTAAAATTATATTATTACAATGGTTAGAATTACACCAAAAGACGCACAAAAAATGTTGGATGCTTATGCAAAGGTATATGCACCAAAAGAAGAACCAAAAACTGAAACGGAGGCAACTGCTGAGACCGAAGCACCTGCTGACACAACAGAAACAGATAAATAGAAAGTATTTACCAGAGAGAAAATGTCTAAATTTGGAGATTTAATATCAGGAGTATCAGGTGCACCTGTAGTGCAGACACCTGCTCCTGTAGTAGAAGAAACACCTGCACCTGTTGTAGAGGAAGCACCTGCTCCAGTAGTGGAGGAAGAACCACCCATACCAGATGAGGAAGTTGTAGATACAATAGCAGCACCTGTAAATTTTGAGTCTATGTCAAAAGACGAACTTGAAGATTATGGACGTACTGTAGGTATTGAATTAGATAGAAGACATAATAAAAAGAAGTTAATAAAAGAACTAGAAGACCATATTCAATATATTGAAAGCGTATAAACCACTTGACAAAGTGGCACACAAGGGGGTTACATGACCCTCTTTTTTGATTATAATAAGTATATCAAAAGAAAAAACAAACTTTATTATGCCCTTCGAGATTAAAATGACTGCCGACCAAGTGATTGAAAAACTAAAAGCACTTTACGGTACTGAGTTCACAACAGCAGAGATTAAAGCATTCTGTGCTATGAATGATATTACTTATCAAACAGTAACTAAGAAGTTACAGAAATTTAAAGTTTCTAAAGGTAAGTGGAATTTAAAAGTAACTCAAAAGAGTGTTGAGAATATTGAAAAGAGTTTTGCTGCACCTGCAGTAATGCCTCATGTAGAGAAAAATCTTGTACCATCAGTTGATAATACTTTTGTCAAGTTTGGAAACTTTACTGATATTAAAAAGATTGTTCAGTCAAAACAATTCTACCCAACATTTATTACTGGTCTTTCTGGTAACGGTAAAACATTTGGTGTAGAACAAGTATGTGCACAACTTAATAGGGAGTTAATACGTGTCAACATCACCATCGAAACGGACGAAGATGATCTTATTGGTGGGTTTCGTCTTGTTGATGGCAACACTGTTTGGCACAACGGACCTGTGGTCGAAGCTCTTCAAAGGGGAGCTATCCTACTTCTAGATGAGATTGACCTTGCATCTAATAAGATACTTTGTTTACAACCAGTTCTTGAAGGTAAGGGATTATTTCTCAAGAAGATTGGTCAGTATGTTTCACCTAAAGCAGGTTTTAACGTAATCGCAACAGCAAACACAAAAGGTAAAGGTTCTGATGATGGACGTTTTATTGGTACTAACGTATTAAATGAAGCATTCCTTGAGAGATTTCCTGTTACTTTTGAGCAAGCATATCCTAGTGTAAAGATTGAAGAAAAATTACTTACACTTCATGGACAAAGTGTTGGAGTAAATGATTTTGATTTTATCAAGAGACTTGTAGATTGGGCAGACATTATTCGTAAAACATTCTATGATGGTGGTATTGAAGATATCATCAGCACACGTAGATTAGTTCACATTATTCGTGCCTACAGCATCTTCAAGGATAAAGCAAAAGCAATTCAAGTATGTACTAATCGTTTCGATGATGAAACAAAACAGTCATTCTTAGAATTATATGATAAAGTAGATGCAGACTTTAAAATGCCTGAGACAAATGAATCTGTGGAAAAATTATAAAGATGTCCTACATGAAATGTTCCCTCTCCATAACGGGGTAGGGAGCGTTTGGGCAAATTGGGAAAGTAAAGGAACTTCTCTAACAGCAAAGACTTATACAAATGAATATTTTATAAAGTCAAGAGAAGTAGAAATATGGGATGATAAGAGTTGTATTTACAACAATATCATATATCCAAAGACGGGCAGTAACCTGCCCTGTTTTGGTATGGACTTGATGGGATTTTTCCAAAAGAAAGTTATTATAGTTTTTGATTATCAACATCCAGTAGAGAATTATTTGTTTTCAGTTGATGGACTACCAAAGAGTGAAGGAGACTATCGTTTCTTTGAACCAGGTAATCACTTCTCTGAGAATGTTTATATTGCTAAATGTACTATGGATGAAGTGGATGATCACTTAGAAATGTTTACCAAATACTTGACAAAGTATAAGGAAATGGTAGAATTAGAGAAACCCACTGGTACAGATACTAGTGTTTATAAAGACTTTGATGCTTATATGACTAAACTTGATCCCGTCTCAGGATATCTGAAGGGAAAGTTTGGAGAAGAAAAAGCAGAAAGTCTTGTAAATGATTTCTTATTTTGTTATGATTAACGCATGGAGTTTAGCATGGGAGGTATTGAACGGAACTATGGACGAAACTTATCCAATCAGAGAAGATATACCCGATGATTTATGGGGTAAAAAAATTGATATGAGTGTTGGAGCAGGTAACACTGCTTATGAATATGATTTTGATGATCTTGATCATGAAACTGATTATTATCATACAGCAGACATAGATGACATGTATATGCATCATTTTACTAATGCTAATTCACCATATAATGATGGGTGGACACAGGAGTATCATCAAAAAGAATTAGAAAAAATGGATTACGAACCACAAAAAAATCATCAATACAAATATCACGAAGAAGAAATTCTAAAAGATATTGAAGAGTATGTTTCTAAAACATATCAAGGACATTATACAGGTGCTAAACATGAGTTCCGTAAAGTACAAACGATTGACTTAATGGCAGCAAGAGATATTGCAACAGATTTCTGTCAAGCAAATATTCTCAAGTATGGTAGTCGTTATGGTAGCAAAAATGGTAAAAACAAAACAGACTTGCTAAAAGTTGTACATTATGCTATGCTATTATTACACTTCGATGGACATTATGGAGAACCATCAATGCCTTCTGGCAACTTCGATCAAATGCCTTAATTATGCAATCACTGACAAATTTTATGAAATTAACAGATAGCACACTTGCAGTGCTTAAGAATTTTGCAGGAATTAATAATTCAATTCTTGTTAAAAAAGGAAATCAACTTCGCACTATATCTGTAGCAAAGAATATATTAGCAGAAGCAGAGATACCAGAAGATTTTCCAAGAGACGTTGCAATCTATGATCTCAATCAATTCTTAAATGGATTAAGTTTACATCAAGACCCTAATCTTGACTTCACAGAAGATTCTCATATTACAATCAAAGAGGGTAGACGTAGAGTAAAATACTTCTATGCAGACCCACAAGTAATTATTGCTCCACCAGATAAGGAAATTAACTTACCAACTCAAGAAGTTTGTTTTCAATTAGAAAGCACTTCATTAGAAAAACTTGTTAAGGCAGCAGCAGT